TGAGCTGGAACTTGTCGAAGAAGACGACCCATTGGCCGAATTACTCGATATTCCTGTATTGGACGAAAAGCATGTTCGGTTAAACTTTCCACCGTTTTATCACTATCGCTTAGATGAAAATAAACAGCCGTTCCAAGTTGGTAAAAGCCACTGGATTGGGGACTTTGAACACGGCGAATTTTCTAAAGATCACGGAAATGCCACACGCACCTTAGCCACAATGTATATGAAATTATGCGAACGCTATGCTACTAGATCAAACTGGAGAGGCTACTGTGTGGATGAATCCACAGAAGCACTGACCAGTAGAGGATGGGCAGGCATCAACGACCTCACCGAGGATGATACAATTTTATCGTATAGTAATAAAAATTTAACGTGGTCGTCGATTAAATCGATCTATCGTGGCAATTATAATGGCCCAATGCATTACATCACATCAAGAAGCATCGATTCCTTGATTACCCCCAAACATAAACTTGTAACTGCTCGTGGCTTGGTCGAAGTAGAATTGGTCAAACAAAGTGATCAAGTGATTGTCATGGGCAATGCAGTATCAGCGCCAACAGAAAAGACAGTTACCGACTCATTTGTTGAACTTGCGGGTTGGATCATGACCGAAGGGAATTATCAACCAAAGAAACAGCTGGTAACAATTTATCAAAATCCCGGAGTCAAGGCAGATCGAATTCGTAAATGTTTAACTACACTAGGGTTCAACTTTAGTGAGGCTTTACAAAAGAAAAATCTCAGTTTTTTATTGTCTAGACCTGCATCGAATGAGATTTTTAAAATTTTTCCGACCAAAAATTTAACAATGGACTTCATTCTTAAATTAACCCAGGATCAGCGCGAACTATTAATAAACACCATGGTTGACGGAGATGGATGGCGGAGAACGGGCGGCCATATGTCGTACTGCCAGAAAGACAAAGAACACATTGATTTATTTCAGGCGTTGTTGACCATGTCTGGAAAGAAATCAAATTATCACTATGTTACTGACCATCCAGCATTTGGCAAGTTGGTAAATTTCTATTCTATTAATATTTTTTCCAAACGTGGCAATAAAACACTCGGTGCGTGTTTGAATTTTAACGGGGGCTTAAACAATGGCAAAGGGATTAATCGAAGTCAAGGTAAAGTTGCTTTCCCAAATGTTCCAACAGTTCCGTACAACGGTCAGGTCTGGTGTCCAGAAACCGAATATGGCAGCTTCGTTGCTCGTCGTAATGGCAAGGTCTATCTGACTGGCAATACCTACAATGAAGAAATGCGGGGACAAGCCTTGTTACAGTTGAGTCAGATTGGCCTACAGTTCGACGAATCAAAATCACAGAATCCATTTGCCTACTACACCGCGGCCATTACTAACTCGTTTACCCGTATTTTAAATCTTGAAAAGAAAAATCAAAACATTCGTGACGATATGTTAGAACAGGCCGGATTGAATCCATCGTGGACTCGTCAGAACGCTGGTAAGAAGAATCCTAACTTTGGCGCTGTGGTTACTAATATTGACATCTCTGAGTATAACAACGAGACTTAACCAGATGGGTTGCAAATACAAAATCTTATGTTACTATGTAGTTTCAATCGCCTAATAATAGGCAATTGATAAATAAACATATGATTTACAATAAAGATTATTACGGATTTGTTTATCGCTGGTACGACAAGAAACGCTTGATGTATTACATTGGAAGTCATCACGGATCACTTGATAGCGGTTATGTGTGCTCTAGCGAGCGCATGCTTCGAGCTTACAAGCGGCGACCTGAAGATTTTAGTAGAGAGATTTTAGAGTTCAATACAACTCATAATGATTGCAACATATCGAAAGAACTAGAACAAGTTTGGCTAGACTCGGTTCCTAATATTAAAGACGATCCTAGGTATTACAATAGGAAGAACGAAGCCGAAGGTGGTTGGTCGTTTATTAAATCAACACACGTAAAAAAGAGGGCCAGCACATTGGTGACGAAACATAAAAAGCAAGGGTTATCCGAAGCTGAGAAGAATAGTTACAAAACAAAAATAGACACTCGCTTAAAGCGAATCGAAACTATTGGGTTTACACAAAAAGAAATAGATCAACACACTGCGTACGGCTACAAAGTTAAAGTAAGTTTACCGGATGGCACTGAAAGAACATATCCGTCTATGGCAAAAGCATCAAAAGACTTGCATATTGATTGTCAATATGCTAGAATAGTAACGATGCAGAATAGAACACACAAAGGATATCAAGTGCATTTATTAGAAGAACCTAAAATTGACTGCCGTGGAATACTAAAATGAACTTATTTAAAAAAGCTGCGGTATTCACTGACATTCATTGGGGCCTTAAGTCTAATAGTATCATACATAATCGCGACTGCGAAGCATTTATTGATTGGGCTATCTCTAAAGCTAAAGAAGAAGGATGCGAGACGGGCTTCTTCTTGGGAGATTGGCACAATCATCGAGCTTCGATTAATTTACAAACTCTACAGTTTAGTTTACAAGCCCTTGAAAAACTATCTGCCGCTTTTGAAAAGTTTTACTTTATTCCAGGAAACCACGATTTATATTATCGCGACAAGCGCGATATTCATGGTGTAGAGTGGGCAAAACACTTATCTAACATTACGATCTGTAATGACTGGTTTAAACAGGATGATGTTATTATTGCTCCGTGGCTAGTCGGAGATGATCATAAGAAGTTACATAAAATGAAGGCCAAATACATGTTTGGCCATTTTGAACTTCCTCACTTTAAAATGAATGCCATGGTAGAAATGCCAGATCACGGTGAGATCAAGGTTGAGAGCTTTGGCGGTATCGAAAGTGTGTTTTCTGGGCACTTCCATTTGCGACAACAGAAAAAGAATATTAACTATATTGGTAACTGTTTCCCTCATAACTTTGCTGATGCCGGTGATGCCAATCGCGGCATGATGGTACTAGAGTGGGGCAAGGAAGAACAATATTTCTCTTGGCCAGGACAGCCCTTGTATCGTGTGCTTAAACTAAGTCAGGTCATCGACAACGCACCCAACATACTTGTGCCCAATATGCACGTTCGCGTAGAACTAGACATTGACATCAGTTACGAAGAAGCTAATTTTATCAAAGACACATTTGTCAAGGATTACAATCTGCGAGAAATGGCATTAATTCCTGTTAAGAGTAGTACTGTAGATTTAGACATGTCTCCAGGAGAAGTCAAGTTTGAAAGTGTGGATCAGATTGTTACAGACCAGTTGACCAACATTGAAAGCGACTTTTACGATCCTAAGTTATTGTTAAAGATCTATCAGAATCTCTAATGCGTCAATTTGATAATGCCATTGCCAATCAACAAAATCTTTACGACACCGTCGGGCCTTACTACTTGTCTAATGTTTTTCAACCCAACGGGGACAAACATTTACATGATTTTTTAACATCTGTCTATCAGACTGAATACCCTCCTGACTTTCGCATACTCATAATTCAAGATTGCGTAGATACGTATGATTATGCAGATCTGCCAGGTAGTGCCATTTGTGCTTTACAGAAATGTGCTAGCCAAATTGATATTAGTAATTTTTTTATTTTGGTCATCACTGGTAACAAAAACATATCAGCAGAACTTGAGCAAGTTCGACAACTGTATTCTACTGATTCTAATGCTATACAAAGTTGTGTTGTAGAAGGCATTGAATACACCGAGATACATAAAAAACAAGATACTTTTTGTGTATTGCCTTGGATGCATCTATATGTAGGCACTGACGGAAATGTTTTGCCTTGTTGTGTAGCCGATTATCAATACCCAATGGGCAATATTGAAGAACAACAAGTGGATAGTATTTTAACATCTCCTGCATTTAATCAATTACGAAAAAACATGCTGTCTGGGGTACGTAGTAAAGAATGCAACAGGTGTTATGCTCAAGAAGATGCCAACTTGAAAAGTAGTAGACTAGGTCACAATAATCAATGGAAAAACATCAAACAGTATAATCTTAATGAAGATGGATCGATTGACAAAGTCAACCCTGTGTATCTTGATATTCGATTAAATAATATCTGTAATCTTAAATATCGTATGTGTAGCGGATACTTTAGCAGTGCTATTGCTCAAGAAGAAGTTGTATTGTTTGATAAAAAAGAATCAGTGCAGTCGTCTCTAAAATTTCAACAACGAAATTTAGGATTAAAAAAAATTATAGAATATGTACCAACAGCTGAAAAAATATATTTTGCTGGAGGAGAACCGTTACTACCCGCGGAACATTATGAAATTTTAGATGCGTTGATTGCGTGTGGCAACACTGATTTAGAAATTACATACAATACTAATTTTACAACATTAAATTATCAAGGCCGTAGTGTCCTAAATCTTTGGAAGAAATTTAGTAATATTATCGTTGGCGCAAGCCTAGATGCCGAAGGTTCTGTGGCTGAATATGTCAGGCACGGCAGCGACTGGAATATAATCAAATCAAATGTAGAATTAGTCAAATCTCAATGTCCACATGTAAATTTTACTGTAACATCAACCGTGGGGTTGTTAAATGTACACAGTTTGATTAGATTGCAACAAAATTGGCACAACACCAAAACTTTAGACATTTCAAAGTTTTCTCAATCTATTATGATTGGGCCAAATCACTTGACTGTATGTGCGTTGCCGTTAGAGTACAAACAACAGTTAGAGCAAACAATCAATCATCATATCGTTTGGTGTGAAGAAAATAATGCCAATGGTCTTGCAAAACAGTGGAAAGATGTGTTAAACTACATGTGGTCCAAGGACAACAGTCATTATATGTCGGAATTTAAAAGATTAACAAATCTAATGGATGTCCACAGAAAAGAATCATTAGCACACGTATTACCGGAATTACAAAATTTATTATGATATCAACTAAAAACCTACTTGTTTATTCTAACTCTTGTAGTTTTGGGGCGAGTGGCCAAGGGCATAAAATTTATCCAGAAGTGGTGGCTGAAAATTTTTCAGCACAGTTAATTAATTGCGGATTACCAGGATCGTGCAATCGACGCATTATTAGAACCACTTTAAGAGATCTAGTTGAATTAAAAAATCAACATAAAAATATATTAGTGTTACTTGGGTTAACATTTATTTCAAGAACCGAATTATGGCAGCCCTGGGTAACACCTATAAATAACGACGGACACTTTTTGTCTATAACAGTTGATCATAAAAAAATAGATTGGAGTGTTGATGGGCTAATAGATACTATTGTACCCGATATTTCAAACTTGGCCGATAGACAACTACAAGAATACTATAAACAGTGGTTAGATCATTATCACCCAGAAAGTGCAATGACCGACTTGTTAACAGACCTTATAATGTTTACTGGCTGGGCAAAAAATAATAATATACAATATATTATTTTTTCAAATGTTGATATGTTGCTAGGGGATGATAAGGTTGGATACAATTCTCCATTTATAAAAAGTTTAAAACACGAAATTGAAAATGACAAATGTGTTATTAATCCCTGGACTTTTAGTTTTGGTAGTTATGCATTAAATTCTGGGTTAGTCCCAAAGGATTATCACTTGTACAAACAACACGGCCACCCGGGCGAGGAAGCACATACATTATTTGCAAATTTTATATTAAAACATTTAACAAATAATCAACCCCTATGATCCATATTAAGATTAAATTTAAAAATAATACAGCTAATAGGTAAATACTGCGAAGGAGTATTTACTATGAGAGTTAAAGAACACATTTATACAAATAACGAATTGATACTATTACAAGATACCAAATTAAGCACCAAAGAATTAAGCGTATTGCTTGGGCTTCGCGTTGGCACAATAAAAAGTAAGCGTATTAAGTTAGGAGTAAGGTTAACTAAAGGTGCTAAACAAGGTAAACCAAATGTTAATAAAATTAGAAATGAAGTAAGAGTTTGCTTAAACGAAAAGTGTTTAAAAGAGTTTACAGTCAAACCAGCTATGATTAAAAAGTTTTGTTGTAAGTCATGTTCTACCACGGTAAACAATCCTGCTCCAAAAGGTAGAGGTAGTCGCCCTTATCGTGTTAAAGATACTACACCCAAATACACACGCTATGCTCAGCTTGTGCATAATTTAAGTCATAAGATTTATTTAGAGAATATTAACACAATAAATCCTAACGGATATCCTCGGACACGATGTGGTGTAGAGGGCGGATATCAGTTAGATCATGTTACTCCTATTAAAGAATGTTTTAATAAAGGACTAACAGCAGAACAAGCAGCGTCTTTAGAAAATCTAAGAATGCTCCCGTGGAAAGAAAATTTAATGAGGAATTATAGTTGATAAGCATAAAAAATCTTACCGTTAAAAATTTCATGAGTGTGGGCAACGCCACTCAGGCCATTGACTTTGACCGCAAGGACTTGACTTTGGTCTTGGGCGAGAACTTAGATCTAGGTGGTGACGGATCAAGAAACGGCACAGGTAAAACCACAATTATCAATGCTCTTAGCTACAGTCTATACGGGCAAGCACTCAGCAATATCCGCAAAGATAATCTCGTAAACAAAACCAATAATAAGAACATGTTAGTTAGTTTAGATTTTAGTGTAGGTGGCAAGGATTACAAAATTGAACGTGGGCGCAAACCTAACTTACTTAAATTTTTTGTAAACAATCAAGAACAAGTTATTACAGACGAAGCACAAGGTGATAGCAGAGAAACACAAGATTCTATTGAACAAACACTGGGACTTAGCCATGATATGTTCAAACATATTCTAGCACTTAATACCTATACAGAACCATTTTTGAGTTTAAAAGCCAACGATCAACGTACAATCATTGAGCAGTTACTGGGCATTACCTTGCTGTCAGAACGCTCTGACCGTATTAAAGAACTTAATAAACAAACCAAAGATGGAATAACCCAAGAAGAATTTCGTATTCGTGCTGTTCAGGAAGCCAACAAACGTATCGAAGAACAAATCGAATCGTTAAAACGTAGGCAAACATTATGGGTCACTAAACATGGCGAAGATATCCAGGAACTTGAGAAAGCCCTTGCGGCGTTACAGAATATACAGATTGAAAGTGAGATCCAAGCGCACAAAGATCACAAGGCATGGGATCAAAAGCGCAAGGATATCAACGAACTATCAGTTCAGATCTCGCGAGTCAAACTGGATATCGGTCGGGAGGAAAAGCTGGCAGCCAAAATATCAAAAGAAATTGAAACGCTCGCTAACCATGAATGTCATACGTGTGGTCAGCCCTTCCACGATAGTAAGCACCAACAAGTTATGGAAACGAAACAGAGTGATTTGGATGCGGCTAGAGAGAGCTGCACAACGTATAGCACCCTCTTATCAGAATTACAGACTGCCCACGACAGCCTGGGCCCGTTAGGTAAAGCACCCAAAATGTTCTACGATAAGGAGTCGGATGCTATTCAACATCAAGCTACATTGGCTAACTTAGAAAAACAAATTGCCGCAAAACAAGTAGAAACAGATCCGTATGCAGAACAGATTGAAGAAATGCAACAACAAGCCTTACAGGAGGTAACATATGACGCACTTAATGAACTTACTCGCTTACAAGAACATCAAGAGTTTTTACTCAAATTACTCACCAGCAAAGATTCGTTTATCCGTAAAAAGATTATTGAACAAAATCTTAGCTATCTAAATGCTAGACTCACACATTACTTAGATCGTGTGGGCTTGCCGCACACAGTGGTATTCCAAAACGACTTAACTGTCAGCATCGAAGAGCTCGGACGTGAGTTAGACTTTGATAACTTGAGTAGAGGTGAACGCAATCGTTTAATCCTAAGTATGAGCTGGGCATTCCGTGATGTGTTTGAGAGTTTATATCAGCCTATCAATCTGTTGTTTATAGACGAAATGATTGACAATGGCTTAGACACACAAGGTGTAGAAAATGCCCTGGCATTACTAAAGCACATGAGTCGTGAACGACACAAGAGTATTTGGCTAGTAAGTCACAGAGATGAACTTGCTGGTCGGGTAGAAAACATCCTTAAAGTTGTTAAAGAAGGTGGATTTACAAGTTACAACACGGATGTCGAAATATCGTGACCTTAGCAACCTGGCATTTTCACATAGAAGTCAGTAGTAAGTGTACTTTGCGTTGTCCTCGATGCGCTCGTCAAGAAGTTCCGGACACATTAATTAACACTGAATTAGACTTAGAATTCTTTAAACGTAACTTTACAGAACAATTTGTTTTAGATAGTGTAGAGAAGATTACTTTTTGTGGTGACGACGGTGATCCTATATATGCACACGATCTTATACCTGTAATAGAATATATTAAAAAGATTAAACCTGTTGAGATTGTTATTATTACCAACGGCAGTTATAGGAAACCAGAATGGTGGCAAGGACTAGGGAGTGTTCTAACTTCGCAAGATACTGTGCATTTTAGTATTGATGGGTGGGATAATGAATCTAATAACTTGTATCGTGTTAATAGCGACTTTAATAGCATACTCGAGGGTGTGGTTAATTTAAGATCTGCTAGTGCCTGTCGACTTATTTGGGCCGCAATTGCGTTTAAGTTTAACGAACATAATCTTAATAAAATTGCAAGCATAGCAGAAAGCTGCGGCTTTGATGCTGTACAATTTACTAAGAGTACCAAGTTTGGTAGCATTTATCCCAGCTACGGTAATAATGACGAACTTGAACCAAGTAGTCAGTTAGTAAGCGGCTCGCATAGATTTGAAAGAGATGTTATACTGTTAAGCTCACGTGGACTTACTTCACAAAATGTAAAGAATATAGAACTGTATAAAACAGTAAAAGAAATTAACAATGTTAAACCGTTGTGTGAAATTGGTAATAAAGGGTTGTATATAGATGCACGTGGTCGATTGTTTCCATGTTGTTGGGTGGCTAATCGATACACCCATAATACAGAATGGCAAGAGTTGGCAGAACAGTTTAACTTACATACCCGAACATTATCAGATGCAGTAACTGATGATTTTTGGGACACAAAATTTAGAACTTTTAAGTGGCAAGAATGCCAAACAAAGTGTGCAGCCTCCGGGGTTAATGAAAAATATGCAACTGAGTGGTGAAATGATAACTACTAGTCCATGGTATGGTTGCACGAAAACACTCAAATTCAAGAACTACCCGAAGATTGTGTCGGATTCGTTTATCTAATCACAAATAAACAGTCAGGCAGGAAATACATTGGAAAAAAATTAGCAAAATTTAGTAAAACAACGTACAAGGTAGTAAAATTAAAAAACGGCAACAAGAAACGCAAGAAAATCAAATCAAAAGTAGATTCAGATTGGCAAACTTATTGGTCTAGTTCTGATGAACTTAATAAAGACATCGAGTTGTTGGGAGAGGATAATTTTACAAGAGAAATATTATTCTATTGTGGTAGTAAAGCAGAATGTACCTATGTTGAGGCCAGAGAACAGTTCTCAAGAAAAGTATTAGAAAGCGACGACTGGTACAACGGACAGATAGTTTGCCGTATACACGGTAGTCACATTAAAAATAAGATATGAAAAAAATTACTTTATTTGTGGGTGATTGCGACGAGTCTCTTGCCATTGCTGCCAAACAGCTTGACGGTGCGGCCGTGCTCATCGACAGCACCAATTACAAAAAATTTCAAACAGCAATCAGTGAATACACCGCTTATACTTCTTTGGCCGATTTGCCAAAAGACCCTAAAATATTATATGAGGTGTTGCTAACTGCCGACCTAATCTATTATTGTCCGCCACAACAGTGGAGTGACCAAAAGAACATAGACCTTGAAAATTTCACCAATTGCATGCAGGCTCTTACAGAATTTTATCTTCATGCAGTTAACAAAATTAAAAACAATGTAATTGGTTTAAATTTTTCTTTGTGCAAGCCGGAAGATTACTTGAAGTTGTTGGATCTTCGTAAATCATCCAACAGTCAATTATGGGTGGTTGGATGCAGTACTACCGCCGGTGTTGGAGTAGAAAAAAAACAAACCTATGGATATTTGTTGAGTCAAAAGTTAAATTTACCAATTAGCACGTTGGCAACTCCCGGCTCATCCATATCCTGGGCAGCAGATCAAATTCTAAGATCCGACATACAAGAAAACGACATAGTTGTTTGGGGATTAACAAGTGAGAATAGGTTGACTTTCTGGGACGAAGATACAAAATCTGTGAGCCATTTACTTCCTAATATTCCTAATAACCACAAGCTCAATACTGATTTACCCAAGTCCTTGCTTGAAAAATTACTTGTACATAAGACCAATTTTTTTACATCAGTTCAAAGAATTTTTGAAGTAGTAAACTTTTGTAAAAAAACAAAAGCCAAACTTTTAATGTTTAATATTCATTCATCACATCTTCTTAATATTAGTCTTTGCAATACAAAAGAATTTTTTATCTATGTCCACGAACCTTACACCTACGCAGATACAGGAACAGACAACCAACACCCTGGTCCTATACAACACAAACTTTACGCAGACTTTTGTCAACAACAACTTAAAAATCTCAACTACATTTAACAAACATTATTTTGACTCTGTTTGGTCGAGGTAGCTCGACTCGCAAGGAGGAACGGTGAGATACCCGGTCCGGATGATCTTGTGTGTCAAAGGCAATTGCTAACTTAAGGCAACAAATGGTTTGAGCTCTGTGAAAAAGATACAACTCATGCTCGTAGGACTTGGATTTATTATTGGGTTACTAGGGTTCCGTTGATTTGTGAAGCTAGAGTAAGGGGTACCGGTCAACCGCCTCTGCGTATGTAAATACAATCTCTTTATAATAAATGACAGCTACACTCAGATAATGTAGAGTCAGTTCACCGTGCATACGGTGAATTGTGACCGCGTAATCTAGATAATGCAGTAAAAGATCTACTAAAAAAATTGTTTCTGAGCTAGAGCGAAAGAAACAGATTAGCGTTAGCTAATCTTTTAGTAGATAGCAGGAACCGTATGTATATTTGGTTCTAAGAGTTTATGTAAATCTTGTGTATTAGATGGAAACTTTTCTAACTGCCACGTCCTTAAATTTAACCCATGTTGATAAATTAAACAGTGTTGTATAATAACTTCTTGTTCAAACGTCAAACTTCCTATTTCGTAATACCAGTTGTTAACAATGGAATTCATTATGTGTTCAAATTCCAGATCAAAGTTTAGTATTTTCAATTGTAGCTGTTGCCATGTATAATATATGTCTACCCATTGAGTCCACGCTGTTTCGTTGATAGCAAGGTTTAAAAAGTCCATTATTTTTTTCATAACATGGGTACCGTTGTACCACAGTGACTGAGCATCTATTAGACAGTATTGTCTAGATCGATTGATTTCTAGATCCTCCATAATTCTAGTAGTATCAAATGGTCTAGTACATAGTGCCAATCTTTCTCTTAGATCCCACGTGTTAGTTAATCCAGCACGGGTCCACTGATCGATGCTATCAGCAAAAAACAACTGGTCTATATGGTTTAATAATTCAGACATAGAGTCAGGTCGTTTCTCTTCAAAGTATAGTCTACCCAGAGACCGATTTTGGCAAGTGTACAATATATTATGCCGGTTCATGGATATGTACACAACTTTTATATCAGACTCGATAACCGAATTAATTAGTTTTGCATAATCGTTTTTCTGATACAGTTGTATTTGTTTGTGTTTTTCACTGTTGAGACTACCGGTAATATTTAATGCTTTGCTAGCAAGATCTGCGTGTATCGGGGATGGGTATAGTGACAATAGTTCAGAGTTAGAAACGTTTGCTAACTGATTAATATATTGTTGCGAACGGTCATGACCGGAAGGATGATTTTTTTTGTGGCCATGAGCATTTATTTTTAAAACAGGATTAGAAGAAAGTGCAATCCAGTCTGAATTTTTAACAGAATAAAATTTATTTTTTCCTGATAAAAAATGCACACTCCAGTCCACGAACGTGCATCCTAGACTCACTGGACTAGTTACACAGACAATATTATTCATAAATTTGTATCAGGCCAATCTCTAAACAATGCATGCTGGATGTCTCCACTAACAAACTGATTAAATGACTTGTGTTTCTGTTCAAGTTCGCCTTCTAATGGAGCAACACGCTTAAATGCATCGTCCATTTGACCCATATCTTTAAATTCCATCATGATGTGCCATTCAGGCATATCTGCTATACTTCTGAAACCCATTTTACAACGAGTAATTCTAAACGATTCCATTTTGCCTTCGTTTTGAAGATGTTGTAAGAATCCACGCATTCCGTTTACAAAGTCTAAATCAGAGATGTCGCCTTCTTTGTTTGCCCAAATGTGATAAATGTCCATTATAGTGGTCCTAGTAGTTCAAAGCCCGTGATGCCTTGTTTGTATAAGTGTGCTTGATCCAAGTACAAATACTTAAATCCTCTTTCACGGTAGATAGCACATTCGGTTTGTAAACTTCGTATGCCCAGTCTAGTCTTTGGATTATGATAAGTCCAAGCAAACTGAGCGCACAACGCATTTTCATTGTCGTA